TGATGACGCCCCTTCATATGGCACTGATGCCAATTCAAGCATTGGAAATAAGAGACAATATGTTGGTAATCAGTCTCTAAGGAGGGATTATGGCGCGTTCACCAGTATATACCTCGTTGAGGGATTCGCCGTATGAATACATGTTCAGCAATGTGCGTTTCAAGTTCTCTTCCGCCTTGCATCGAGACAAATTCTCGAAGGGGTTGGCGCAACGAATAGCATGGCTAAACGATTCGATGTCACGACGTTTCAAGTGCCTGGTCGATTTCCGACTTATGGCGGCTATCCAATGGTATGAGATGTGCGAGACGCGAGGATACTGCGTCGAAGTTCTTCGCGATGACGGGACTTGGGAGCGTCACAATATGCCGACAGTCGAGCTGAAGGCGGTTCTCGATGGGTGCTAAGTTCAGGGTTGGAAGTTCCGAATCGCAAACCCTGAAGAACCTGATTCGCTCATACAAACGCGAGGTTGTCAAGATGGAAGCCAAGCTTCCTATGCAGGTTCATTTACCGCCATTGGTGGACTATGATGACATCAAATCCCGTATCCACAACAAACGTGATTACATTCGAGAGGTCAACAGGCTTAAGCGAATCAAGGCTCCAAAGGCTGGCGAGGTGCATGAGCTTCCGAGCGGAACTTTGATAACAAAATATGAGTTCAATGAAACTTCAATCATGAAAAGGGCATACAACCAATCTCGCATAGCCATGTTGAAGAAGCTGGGCATCGAGGTCGAGAAGGTCAAGGTGCCAGCGACGGCGCATCGCAAGGGCTTCGAGTATTGGAGGGGAAAAACGCCGAAGGACAGGATGGCATTGGATGGAATGTCGAACGCCCTACCAATCGGCGCGAAGATAGATTGGGTGCCATCTGGCGATGTTCCAGGCAAGAAAGGCCGTCCGATGACCGTGATGAATCGCGTTAACAAATATAGGATGGACGCGAGCGTTACCGCCAACAGATATTTCGATTCATACGTCAAGGCATTGCATACCGTGTTCGACCCTATGGGAATGGGAAGCGATTTGGTTAAAGAAATCGAGACGTTGATAGCCGATATGCGAAAGGCGGGGATACCGCTTGAGGAGGTCTACAAGGACACTGCGGCGGCGGACATCGATGCGACGCTTTATTTCGTTTACGACCCCACGGATGACGATATCAGAACAAGGCGAATCAGGGAATATTGGAAGAATGTCCGAGACAAGTACAAGACCCAATTAGGAGGTTAGCCATGTGTCTAGGTGGTGCGCTGACTTTGAGACTATAGAGGAGCGGGACGAGGAGAAGGTGCGCGTTTGGTCTTGGTGCGCGTCTGAAATCGGCAACGCCGATAATATCTATAGAGGGTTGGATATCGAATCCTTCATGCAATGGCTGAAGCATCGTCAAGGGGAGACGGTGTATTTCCACAACCTCCAATACGACGGCGGCTACATCGTGGATTGGCTGCTGAAGAATGGATGGGAATGGCGGCAAGACAACCAGGATTTCGTTCCAGGCGTTTTCACTTCGCTGATTTCGGACATGAACGTATGGTATTGCCTGAAGCTCTATTGGGGAGGGAAGCCCGTCGAAATCTTGGACAGCCTGAAGGTCATTCCGCTGAAGATAGCTAAAATCCCTGAAGCGTTCGGATTGCCGATTGCCAAGGGGGAAATCGATTACAATAGGTATCGCGAGGTAGGATACGAGCCGACCCCCGAGGAGTGGGACTACATCGACCATGACGTGAGAATCGACGCGATGGCGATGGACGTTATGTTGGAGCAGGGCTTGACTAAGATGACGGCTGGCTCCAACGCGCTTCACACCTATATCGATATGATGGGCGGCAAGAAGCGTTTTCGCAAGGTGTTCCCAATCATCGATTGCGATGCTGAGCTTCGACAGGCATATCGCGGTGGATTCACTTATGCGTCCGACAAGTACAAGGGTCGCTGCATAGGCCATGGAATAGGGTTCGACGTCAATTCGCTGTACCCGTCCGTGATGGCGGCAACCGATGGGCAATTGCTTCCGTTCGGCGAGCCAATCCATTACGACGGAGAATACGAGACTGATGAGCTTTATCCGCTGTTCATACAGAGGATTAGGGTTTCGTTCAGGGTCAAGCCCGACCACATTCCGACAATTCAAATCCACAAATCGCCGCTTCACAACCCGCGCGAATATGCCAAGGATTCCAAGGGAATCGTGGAACTGACTTTGACGAGCGTGGATTTGGAGCTGATGTTCCAGCAATACGAAATCGATTTCTACGAACCGTTGGATGGATGGAAGTTCAGGGCTTCCAAGACGCTGTTCAAGAAGTACGTTGAGTATTGGAACGAAGTCAAGATGAAGTCGAGGGCTGAAGGCAATGAGGGCATGGCAACCATAGCCAAGCTGATGTTGAATTCTCTTTACGGCAAGTTCGCCACTAAAACTGTGGCGGCTTCCAAGCAACCCGTCCTAGACGAGACGGGAAAGGTCAAATACGTGCTTCTCCCAGAGGAGACGAAGGAGAGCGTGTATCTTCCAGTCGGATGCTTCATCACAGCATGGGCGAGATACAAGACCATCAACGCTTGCCAGGCGAACTACGACCGTTTCGCGTATTGCGACACTGATTCGTGCAAGCTGGTCGGATTCTCCAAGCCAGTCGGCATGGAGATAGACCCGCTGAAGCTCGGGGCTTGGAAGTTCGAGAGCGTTTACGAGGAACAGAAATACCTCGGGGCGAAGTGCTACATGTGCCAGGAGCTTGATTGGTCGGTGGACGACAGGAAGCCGTCAATCCATGTGGCGGGAATGCCCGATTCATGCCATAAATACGTCACGTTCGACAACTTCAAGGTAGGAAGCAGCTACCCAGGCAAGCTGAAGCGCAAGACAGTAAACGGCGGCGTTCTACTTGTCGAGGGAGAGCACACAATCAAGGAAAGGATGTTCTGATGGCATACAAAGACACCAAATTCGAGGACGTTACCCAGGAAATCTGGGAGAGCGTCGCAGGAATAGCCGACGAGAAGGAGATGATTGAAGCAACATCCGCCGAATCGTTGGCAGACATGGAGAAGCAGCGCGACGATGCAATCCAACGTGCAGTCGATGCCGAAGCTTCGCTGAAGGAGCAGAAGCAGAAGTACGTCGATGCTTTCTTCGCGAGCAATAATCAGTCCGAACAAAAAGAACCAGTGGACAAAAAGCCCAAAGTGTCGTATCCTACCACGATGAAGGATATCGACGCGCTGTTCGAGAAAGGAAACTAACATGGCAGGACAGGCAACAGTTAAGAAAGTCATGAAAACCCTTGGCACCGAGGGCACGAAGGGCATCGTAAACCAGGCGGTAAATGCTAACCCAGAACTGGCTCATGCTCTAGTTGACAATGACGTTGCGGCATACGCTGCTGGAGAGGGTTCCAAAGAAGTTCTCATTTACGATGACAACGAATCAATCATCAAAATCGGCCAAATCATCACGAACTATCAGCCGTACATGAACACGTTCGTTCCAGCACTGGTCAACCAAATCGGCATGGTCGCGATTGAGCGCATGATGTGGATGAACAAATGGTCGAAGTTCTACCAAGGCCAGTACGAGGGAGCAGGTTCGACCGTTCAGGAAATCTTCGTGGATATCTGCGACCCGCACTCTTACAATCCTTCCACGGCGGAAGAGGAGCTGTTCAAACGCGAACTTCCCAACCTTATGAGCGCATACCACATGCTCGATTTCCAGAAGTTCTACAAGGTTACCGTTGAACGTCGTTCCGTTCGCCAGGCGTTCTATGCGTGGGCTAAGGTCAATGACCTCATTGCAAACATCCTCGCTCAGATGTGGGTAGCCTTGGAGTACGACGTGTACCAAACCTGGAAGTACATGACTGCCAAATACATCGTAGGCGGTCATATGGCGCAGGTGTCAATCCCTGTGCAGGACGGCACAAAGGAAGCCGCCGACGGTGCGCTCAAGAAGGTGAAGGAATACTCCACGTATCTAGACAATCCGTCCCGCAAGTTCAATGCAGCTGGCGTGATGAACGTCGTGGACAAATCCGAGCAGCAGGTTATCATCAACGCAAAGGCCAACGCCGATATTTCCGTCGAGACATGGGCGCAGGCGTTCAACCTCCCCTATGCGCAGTTCGTGGGCAACGTGACCGAAATCGATTCTTTCTCGAATCTCGACGAGCAGCGTCTAGCGCTGATTTTCGAGAACGATGACAGCTTCATGCAGCTCACTTCCGAAGAGAAGCAGATTATCGACGCAACGCCTATCATCGTTTTCGGCCCAAAGTTCTTCCAGATTTACACCTATGACCGTTGGACTGATAACGTTTACAACGCTCAGGGCGCATATACCAACGAGCTTCTACACAACTGGATGATTTTCTCCATCAGCCCGTTCGAGCAGGCCATCGCGTTCACGTCGGTTGCATCCACGGTCACTGACGTTACGGTCTCCCCGACATCAGCCAACGTATCGGCTGGTCAGGATATCACTATCACTGCCACCGTTGCTGGCTCGGGCATCTACTCCCGAAACGTGCAATGGACTATGGATGGCGCGACCAAGAGCGGCACCGTTCTAACGGGCAACCGTCTCCATGTAGCGTCCGACGAGCCGTCCGCAACGGCAATCAAGGTTACCGCTACTTCGCTTCAGGATTCGTCCAAGAAAGCGACCGCAACCATTACCGTTTCTTAATAGCGTGATTACGAAAGCCCGTCCTGAATTGGGCGGGCTTTTCTTATAGAAGGAGGGTTTGATGGCGAACACCAAAGTCCGCATAGGCTGGGTACCCTGGTGCGGTGACGTTAACCATCGCCGCTATTTCGGCAGCGCGTCTGAGCAGCAATCGTGGATGGCTTCTCATCTAACGACGTTTTCTGCCGATGACTTCACATACCAGCGCGAGAACATGACGATGGACGTTCCGCTGAATTTCGAGCAGCTTACGGGCTGCAACTACGTCGCATACCAGAATGCCGACTATGGAAGCAAATGGTATTATGCTTTCATCACGTCTATGCAATACAAGGCAAAAGAAACTACCACGCTGTCTTTGCAGACCGATTACTTGGAGACATGGCTCTTCGATTTCGCATGGGAAGCCGCATTCGTCGAGAGAGAGATTGTCACGTCGGACGGCATCGGTGAGCACACCATGAACGAGGGCATGGATGTTGGAAACTACATTCAGGTTAATCGAGACCAGAATCCACCAGAGGGAATATCGCTTTCCAACATGTATGTGGTAGTCATGACAACCATGTACCCTAAGACGGATATCGCAGGTGGAACTATCGAGTTGGCTGTAGGTGTTGGCGGAGACAGGTACAACGGTGTGTATTCCGGGGCATCACTTTTAGCGTTCTCGGAAAATGCGGACTTCCAATGGTTCACGAAGGAGATGACTGAGCTTGGTGCCGCCGACGCGATTGTCGGCGCATTCATGGTTCCAAAAGGAATGATTGACAATGGATATGGCACATCTCCATGCGATAACGGCCATGGCGTTTGGATTAACTCAGGCGAGGTGGCATACGCCGCCGAGAAGAAATACTCCGTCAACTGCTCCGACATCGATGGGTACGTTCCGAAGAACAACAAGCTGTTCACGTACCCATATAACGTGGTGTGTTTGAGCGACACGAACAATGAGCTTGAATTGATGCCAGAGCGTTTCCAATCCGTGAACGGCTCTAGTGGCAGCAAGGAAGTCTCATTCGGATGGTACATGGTGTGCGAGCAGAACTCGGGAATGATGGCTTCCCCGAACAAATACAACGGCGTTTCGCCGAACTATGAATACGCCATCGTGACGAGCGGATGGCCGCAGGTGAATTGGAATGTGGATGCTTTCAGCCAGTACATGACTTCATCCTTCATCGGGTCGCTGGCGAACACCGCTGGAACAATCGCGATGATGATTCCGCAGATGCGAATAGCAGGCATGGCGGGACAAATCAGCAAGGCAATCAGCGCGGGCACGGTGGCTTCGGCTGCTACGCAGATGACTGGAGGGTTGACGGAAGCCGCGCTGAAGCCGAATCAGCTCAAAGGCGGCTCCACGAGCAACCTCAAGCAGGGAATGCGCATCGGGCTTCCCTACGTTTACCAGAAGCAATGCAAGGCCGATATCGCCAAGGCCATCGATGACCACTTCACCGTGTATGGATACTGCATCGAGCAGGTGAAGGTTCCCGCGCGAACTGGCCGTCCGTGCTGGAACTACGTGCAGACACGCCACGCCGATTTCAACGGCAAGGTGCCAGAGTACGCCATGGATGCCATCAACCGAATGCACGACGAGGGCATTTGGTATTGGCATGTCGACGATGTGGGCAATTTCGGATTGGACAACTCTCTCTAAGGAGGAATCATGGGAGCAATCCCCAATGGGAACATAGGAGTTGGAAGCTGGTTCTTCAGCACTGGGTACGCGCCGCTTTGCGCGAACATGGCTTCGCATTGGCGCACGATGGAGCGCAAGAAGTCGCAGGACGGCGACCCGTTCGCATACGAGGAAATCGACCCAGCGGCCATGTTCTCCATCACGAAGAACTACTTCATGCAGAAAATGCTGATGCAGCTTGTGACGCGATACGAATGGAAGAACCTTCCAGAGGGAATAGACCCGCTATACCTTGAATACCTTCTGGCGACGAGCGGCAGCGCGGTTCTCTTCAAGGACGATGCGTTGAAGGATGACGTTCAGGCGCGTGCGCCAGAGGGCTTCGCCGTCATGCCCGTAAATTCCAAGAACGACAAGATGGACATTTACTTCATGCCGACCGAGCCGATGGCCTACAACCCCGTCGAGGGCAAGAACTACGCTCTCGACGAGACGAATTCGGTCGTGATTCTCGACAACAGGCTTAGGATTCCGCTTCTGTCCTATGTAGAGATGTTCGCAGAGCGAATGACCATGTACCAGATGACAATCGACACGAACGTCAAGCAGCAGCAGGTCGCCAAGGTGTTCAAGTTCCCCGAGAAGCAGAAAATGAGCGGCTTCAAACTCATTAGGCAGATGTTCAGCGGTCGAATCTGGACTGCTGCGGCAGATTCCACAGACATTGGGTTCATGGACACGGTGGATTTCAGTACGCCGTATATAGCCAACGAGGTCATGCTGACCCAGAACAAGTATTGGAACGAATGGCTGACCTTCATCGGCATCGAGAACACGAACGACGATAAGAAGGAACGCCAAATCACGAGCGAAATCATATCGAATCTTGGAGAAACGATGATTCAGCGCGAAATCTGCTTGGCATCGCGTAAGATGGCTGTAGAAAGCGCGAACGCCAAATGGGGTTTGGACATCGATGTTGAATTCAGGGAGGTGGACTATGGAGTTTCAGCAGATGCTGGCGCAGATGAAGGCGAACAGTCGATTGAGGATGCGCCGCAAGTCGTGGAGGAATGACGCTATCGGCATCGAAGAGGGAGTGCTCACTTTATACAAGAAGGGAGAGCCGCTCATGCCCTACATGCCGACGAACGAGGAGCTTATGGAAGCCGACGATTGGAAGGTTGCGGAATGACCAAGGACGAAGCCATTGCGGCCATCAAAGTTGGAAAGAAGGTAACCCATACTCTTTGGGACGAGGATTCGGTAACGGATTTGAAGCCATGCGTCTATATAAGGGATATCGATTCAAAGCTTGTCATTGATTATGGAGATGATTTCATCGAGGAATTCTCTTACGACAACATGACGTCGCCCGTCGGATGGGAGCTGGTATAGATGGCTCAAGACACTGTTCAGATGCGGAAGTTCGTGACCCAATGGGTCAAGGATGCTGGAGCGTATGACAACAGCAAGCCCGAATGGAAGCAGGATTTCTCACCCGCATACGCAAGGTTGGGATTGGACGAGTACCCTATTTACGACGAATCCAAGAGGAAGCAACTGAATGACAAGTTCATCCGACATTATTGGATGCGCGAAATCGGATGCGAGACGGTTGGGCACTTCTGTCTTTGGTGCTCGAACACGTTCAACGAGATTATGCCGTACTACAACAAGCTGTATGAAGCGGAGCTTTTGAACGTCGAGCATCTTCTTGGCATCAAGCGGCACAAGGTAGTCAACATGCTGCGCGACTTCGACGAGAGTTCGAGCGGAAACGGAAGCTCGGACACCTCGACTTCATCGACGGGAAAGTCTACCAATAAGTTCTCGGACACTCCCCAGGATGAATTGTTCGTGTCGAAGGTCGATGCTGGGGATTACCTCACCAACCTCACAATCGACGACACGCAAGACAGCACGACCGTCGGCACCAAATCCAAAAGCGATGGAACAATCAGTCGCGACGAATCGAACAGCGACACTACGGACGAGTTCGTGACAGACCCGCGCTACTATCAGGCGTTCCTGGATTTGAGCGAGAAGATTCTAAACCTAGACATGCAGGTAATCGAGAACGTGCAGGTGCAGGGATTGTTCATGCAGGTTTGGAGCTAGACATGCCAGATTTGGGAAATCCTAATTTCTTCAAGATTTTCCAGGGAAAGGGGGAGGTCGCGTTGAATTCTGGCGCGACCTCAACCAACGCTGGAATAATGCTGACAATGACGAACGAGCTTCAATTTCTTGGCGATTACGAGGTTGGGATTGACGGCGTTCTCGGGGTGCTGCCAGAAGGATACCGCCCAGGGGCAGAGCTGATAGTTCCCGTAGTCGCTGTGGAAGGGTCGGCATCGAAGGTGACGGTGCTGCATGTCATGGCTGACGGAACTTTGGTCAGCGACCCTAATTCATCTATTAAAACCCATGGCATCGTGGTAAACTTATCGGGAAATTGGTATTAGGGAAAGGAGAGGGACATGGCAAAAAAGCCTTACGCCAAGCCGACAGGATGGTGCGCTGGTCTGATTCCGTCCGTATACGACGAATCGTTGTCGTATTACGAGGTTCTTTGCGTGTTGCGAAAAAAAGTCAACGAATTGATTGAGTTTTTCAATAACCTGGATGCTGACACGCTTGTAAGGGATGAAGAGCTTCAAGCGGCATTGGATGACTTGAACAATGTTCTAAGAGAGTACATTGACACTGAAAACGCTGAACAGACGGTAATGCTCAAATCGCATATTCTCATTAAGTTGAAAGAAACGACCGAATACCTACAGTCGCAGATAGACAACGCTCACATTTCCGATTTGATGGTTATATATCCCGAAGGATATCCGCCGCGCGTAACGTACCAGGAAGCTTTGCGGCTTCAAAGCAAAGATGCTCGGATGTACTCGATGTGCGCGAAGCTGTACGATGACCGCCAGCTAACATGCGAAGCGCGAGAAGCAATGGGTGTTGCTGCGTATGTTTTTGATTTTTACTCGGCGTTCGAGTTCGGTAGGGGATTGATGCCGTTAGAAGGAGTATACGACGGTGTATACACGCTAAACATGATTAAAGGTTTCACTGCCAATTAGGCGTAATTGATAACTGACAGAAAGGAACAAGAAATGAGCTACACCAATCAAACGACAAACCTCAAACTTCCGATTTACGAAGCGCAGGACAAGCCCTCGTATCTCGGCGACTGGAACGAAGCCATGGAAGCACTTGACACTGGATATGGCGCGGTGAAAACAATCGAGAGTAACGTTGACGCGCTTGAAACAAGCGTTGGAAAGGTTACTGAATCTGTTAAGGAAGCCAACGAAGCGATAAAAACGCTTGAAACTAGTGTTAGTGAAAACAAGGCTGCGACAGCGAAGAATACCGAGGAAATCAACAAGTTAAAATTGTCTTTGGAGCCGAAAGATTGGAATGTTGTTCTCATTGGAGATTCGTACTTGGACAAACACGGTTTAGACCGTGCCAGTCTAGCTGACACGTTCAAGAGGATTTACCCAAATGTGACTTGGCACAATTACGCCGACAGTGGGAGCGGATTCGGAAAGGGCGGCATGCAAGAGCGAAACTTCGCGCAGCAAGTTACCAACGCCGCTGCCGACTTGACTGGCAAAGGCGTTTCCGTTGAAAGCATCACACACGTTTTCGTGATTGGGGGACGAAATGATGCGGGGGCGCAAGATGGTACAGAACTTATTGACCGTTCGGCTCTCACCCAAAAAGTGAACGAGTGCTTGGGAAACATAGCAAGTTCGTTTCCAAAGGCCAAGGCTGTTATGTTTCCGTGTCTCTACGATTGGAAGCTTCCGAGAATCTCGCTGCTTAGTGTAGAAGCTGTAGTTCGAGAAGCAAGCCAGAAAAAGGGTGTATGGTGCGCTCGCAACGCATGGTCGCTGGGTATCGGCGAAATGGCAAAGCTTTACATTGGTGGAAATGACATTCACCCAAACGAAAATGGATGTGAGTTGATGTGTCGTTCAATGATGTCGGCAATCGTTAATAACAACCCAAACATGATGCGATGCCAGTTCGCAACCGCTGGAAACTATCGTTTTTACTTGAATGAAAGTGGAATCGAGGTTCATGGCGCAAGCTATAATGACTACACTGGCAATGTAATCATTCCTAGGAATGAGTTGCCCTCATTTATTAAAGTTGGCGCTAGCGAAAATGACAAATGGTATGAAGATGGTAGCACGCTACCCTTAAAATACCAGCTAAACACATATGGAGTGCTTGAGCAGGATGATATAACAACGGCTTTTGTTTACTTCAATTCTGAAGGGTTTAGTTGTACGAAAGCGAATGGCAAAATTAGAATGTCATTCCTAATGCCCATTGGATTCTAGTAGTATGCTTAAAGTAATCGACATATCGAACTGGCAGGGAGGTATCAATCTCCCTGCCCTTCTTCCAAATGTGGGTGCTGTTGTATGCAAGGCAACCGATGGCGTTACGTTCGTAGACTCATACTGCGATGGATGGGTTCAGCAGTGCATCAACTCGAACAAGCCCTGGGGCTTCTATCACTTCGCTAGCAACAAAAGCGCGAGCGAGGAAGCTGAATTCTTTGTCCGCAACTGCCAAGGGTATTTCCGCAAAGGAATACCTATCCTCGACTGGGAGGGAAAACAAAGCGTCGGATGGGTGAACACGTTCGTTTCCAAAGTTCATTCGCTCACAGGCGTTTGGCCTTGGATATACGGAAATCCATGGCGATTCAACCAAGGCGGCGTAGAGCCAGACTGCGCCAGATGGGTAGCGAAGTACCCAGCCGTCACTTCGCCGAGCTTCGAGCTAGCCGAAACGTGGAGCTGCCCAGAAGCAGACGGCAATGTCGTTGCATGGCAGTTCTGCTCGGATGGGCGAGTTAACGGATATGACGAGGATTTGGACTGCTCGCTGTTCTATGGGAATGTTGACCAATGGAAGGCTTATGCTAAAGGAGATAATCGCGATAGCGATGCCGCCAACGGTGATGCTGGTAGCAATGTATCTGCTAGTGTGCTAGAGAATGACCAATACAAAATCACGGTTGAAAGGAAATGAGATGGACTTGAGCTTACCGTTATTGGGCATAACGAACGCTATGGCATGGTCGATTATCGCTTGCGTATGCTTGATGGTGTTCGATGTAATCAGCGGATTCACGGCTGCTGTGAAAAACCGAGAAGTATCTTCAACGAAGATGCGAGAGGGACTTTTCCATAAATGCTCTCTCGTCATGTGCATTGTATTGGCATGGTGCATCGAGATGTTCGTCATGCACGTACCTGATTTAGGATTCAACGTTCCCCTTGTCATTCCAGCTTGCGTACTTATCTTTGCAATGGAAGTGGTTAGTATTTTGGAGAACATCATCAAAATCAATCCCGAATTGGAAAATGAAGAGATTGTGAAGCTATTTACTAACACTAAGAAATAGGGGATAATAGTCCCATCGGGACTTGAAGTTACCGTGCAAGTACCATTATCCGATGCTCACCCTGATAAGGTGCGGAGTGGTTTTCTGGGTAGCACCATGAGCCGCACGCCTTCAACAATCCTGATAACGGTAGCCCGTCCTGCAACGCTATGTTTTGATTTACATCCTCACATGGCGCGGGCGGGCTATTTCATATTCAGGAGGACACATGAAACCTAACTTTCAAAAATATTGGGACATAAACGTCCCTAAATCATATAACTGCCTGTTCAATTTCATCTGCGGTGGTCGAGGAACGGGCAAGTCGTTCGGTGCTAAGTATGACTTCGCAAAGCAATTCATCAAAAATGGAAGCCAATTCACATATTTGCGCCGAACCAAGGAGGAGCTTAAAAAGCTCACTACGCAGAGAGACGGACAATTTTGGGACGATATCTCGCCTTTCATGACTAACAGGGAGTTCAAAGTCGAATCGGACAAACTATTCATCGATAAAGAGATAGGTGGTTACGCCCATGCGCTAACTACGGCGATGAAATTGAAGTCAACGCCATTTCCAGGCGTTACCGATATTCTTTTCGACGAGTTCATTATCGACGAGCGAGGTATAGGAGCACCGCATTACCTATTCGACGAAGTGACAAAGTTCTTCGAGTATTACGAGACTATCGCACGTGAGCGAAACGTTCGAGTTTGGTTTCTAGCAAACGCACTGGCAACGAACAACCCGTATTTCGATGAATTCGGATTGACATTGCCAGAACCAGGCAAAATCAAGGTGTTTCGCAATAAGGATGTTCTCATTCAAAATGTCGTATCGCCAGAAGTCGCGGCATCGAAAATGCAAAGTCGATTCTATGCCCATGTTGTTGGGGATAGCCGCTATCGCGATTACGCTATTCAAAATAAAACTCTCTTGGATGATGACACGTTTATTGCGAAGAAGCCTAAGAACGCGAAAATGAAGTTCGTGCTATGGTTTCATGAGAAGCCTATCGGAGTATGGTTCGACCCTAAATACAACACATTCTATTGTTCCCCGAACTATGACCCGAACTGCGAAATACAGTATTCGGCAACGACTCAAGACCATCAGCCAAATAGGCTCATTCTTTCGGGACAGTTCCAAGGAGCTGGAATACGCTTGTTCAAGGCTGCATACGAATGTGGTAATATGCGATTCGAGAACCAGAAAATCAAAGGATGGGTTCGAGACATTATGAGGTGGACGCGATGACAACTGTTAAGATTGAAGCAACGAAAGCCGATGGAAGCGCATGTTCATATATCGGAATGATTGGGACAGATGGATGGGTTTATTTCAACGATGTTGAATTCTATAGATTCCTGCCTAAAGGAACATGGGAGGACACACAGCAAATCCGCAATCGAACCCGTTCAAGCTGGGTAAAAACTGGAATTTTCACCAAACTATCAAGCTCGAATCTTAATAGCGGTGGCGGAAGCTCGGCACCTAGCCAGGATGTTGAAGGAATGGTGCAACTGGCTATAGATATGGCAAATGACGATTCCCATGGATATGACCAGGGAAATAGATGGGGGCCAGATTATGACTGTAGCTCACTTCTACTATATTGCGCAAAACAAGCTGGGTTCAATGTATATGGAAGCTCACCATACGGTAGCACTCAAACGATGATTCAACAATTCACGGGAGCGGGATGGGAATGGTTGAGCGGTGCTGGCAATGATGTAAGCCAATTGCAGCGTGGTGATATACTATTGAACATATCTAGTCATACAGAGATGTATATTGGTGGACAGCAGAATGTAGGAGCGCATATCAATGAATTCGGCGGAATTACTGGTGGACGAACTGGAGACCAAACAGGAAACGAGATATCAGTTAGTGGTTGGTATAGTTTTCCGTGGAATGGTGTTTTAAGATACGCAGGATAAGAAAGGTTATGTCATGTGGGCGCTTTGGGGTTTTATCTTTGGTAGTATCGTAACTATGGTTCTGGGCGGACTTGCTGGTGCTGTATACGCAGAGATGAAGTTCAGCAAGACGATGGAACTATGGTATAACGAGTGGCACAGCAATAACGACGTTTTATGGACAAACATTGAAGATGAAGATTTTAAGTGAGATTGTGATAAAATAAGAACACTGACGGTGTTGTAAAGTCAACCTGGTAAGCCCTCACCGTCAGATGTATCCGTTTAGAACCCGTCTTAAGTGGCGGGTTCTTTTCGTATTTA